ACAAGGTGTTAGAATTACAGAATTTAGTAACGACGACACAATGTCAGATAAATCACCTGATGCTGTGCCAACAGAATTTGCCGCTGAGGGATTTTTGTCAAGAAGGCTACACTTTGATAGAACAGGTGGAGCAGTAGGTGTAAGTGATCTTATTGGTCCAGGTGTTGTTGCCAGAGACGGATCAATTGCACTAACAGGAAACCTTAGTGCTGGTAGTAACAAGATTTATAACTTATCAGACCCAACAGCATTACAAGATGCGGCAACGAAATCTTATGTTGATGCAAGATCACCATTTGGTACTGAAGCTATTGGTGCTGGTACTGCAAACAGATCAACTAATGATTTACTTGTATGGGACGCTGTTAGTAACTCATATGATAATGCTACACCAGCAGGTGATATTTCAATATCAGTAGCAAGTAACATCGTAACTTTTTCAATAGTAGGCGGTTCTGTTGTAAACGCAGACATTAATACAAATGCCGCGATTGCTCAAAGCAAGTTGGCAATGAATGCCGCAACTTCTAGAGCAAATGCAACAGGTATTACACAAGCAGACTTAGGTCTTGCAAGTTTTGACTCAGATGACTTTACAGTAACAGATGGTTGGGTAACATTATCTGCAGGTGCTGTTGACTATGCTGACTTACCAGATATGGCTACTAAAACTGTTATAGCAAACATTACTGGCGGAACAGCTTCAGCTACAGCAGTTACAGTTGATAACTTCATTGACGCTTATAGCAAATTTACAACAACTGGTGTTGCTAGTAGAATTGTTCAAACAGGTACTGACGGTAGTATTGATACACAAAAATTAAAACTAGACAACTATGATATTTTAGACCAAACTAACTTAACAATGACAATGAAAACACCAGGCGGTGCTACGGTGTTTAATACAGTTGGTACTATACCAAGTAATACAACTACTACATTTACAGGATCAGTACAAATTGGTGGTACAGACGTTACTCCATCGTTCTTCCAAAAGAACAGTACGTTTGGTGATACTGTAGATGCAACACTTAACGAACCAAGAATTGCATCAGACTGGATGTACAGTTCATTTATTGAGGCACCAGGTGAAAAACTTTCATCGTCAACTGGTATAGCAATTGGTGCTGGTACAGGATTTACTTCAGCGGGTGAAATTGCAATTATTGCCAATAACAATGTGGCGGCAAGTATCTTTACTCAAACGTCAATGAATCCATCTTCCAATAACGGATACAGTTTAGGAACAAGTTTACTTAGATACGATACTGTTTATGCAACAAACTTAGACGGTTTGGCAACTAGTGCAAAATACGCTGACTTGGCAGAGAATTATCTTGCTGATGCAGAATACGAAATTGGTACTGTATTAGTATTTGGTGGTGAACAAGAATTAACAACAACCAAATACAAAGGTGACAGAAAAGTTGCTGGTGTTGTTTCAGAAAATCCAGCACACTTAATGAATAGTCAACTAGAAGGAGATCACGTTACTCCATTAGCATTACAAGGAAGAACACCTTGTAAAGTAATTGGTAAAGTTGAAAAAGGTGATATAATTGTAACAAGCTCTGAAGCAGGTTACGGTATGGTTGACAATAATACAGTATTAGGTACTGTAATAGGTAAAGCAGTAGGAACAAAAGACGATGACGGATTTGGCATTGTTGAAGTTGTTGTAGGGAGAGTGTAATGGCTATTCAAACTATAAACATCGGAACAAGTGCTAACAAAGGTGATGGCGATCCATTAAGAACAGCATTTAAAAAGATTAATGATAACTTTGCGGCTCTTGATGTAGTCAGTACAAAAAGAGATGTTGTAGGTTCTGTATTTGCAGATGATTCTACTTTACTAGTAGATGCTGTTAATGGAACTATTACAGCGTCAGTATTAGTTGGCTCACTTCCAGCTTTGAATGGTTCAGCGTTAACAAATATTACATTTACAGAAACTGATCCAATAGTTGGTGCTATTACAGGAATAGTAAAAGCAGATGGTTCTGGTAACATAAGTGCGGCGGTATCAGGAACAGACTATCTAGCTACAGAAACAATTACTTTAGCAACATTAAAAACAGAAGTGGCGGCAAGTGCCGACTTTGCGGCTTTTAAACTAAGAATAGCGGCATTATAAGGAGAGGATGACAATGGCAAATAGATTTCCGATTATAGTTGACAGAGACGATCAAAATAAACTAAAAGAATTGCCAGCAGGTGATAATTTAGATCTAACTGGTGCAGGTATAATAGGTGCTGGAAATATTACAGCAACAGGACTTACTATTGGCGGTGTTAGTTATAATCCTTTTAGTGGTAGTTATAACGATTTAACTGACAAACCAAATGTTCCTACAGACACAGACGGATTAACAGAAGGTCCTGCTAACCAATACTTTACTAATGAAAGAGTAGATGACAGAGTAGCGGCAATACTTAGAGAAGGTACAGGAATAGATATTGTTTATGATGATTTAAACGGCACCCTTACTATTACAAATACAGGTACAAGTAGTGGTGGAGGAGGTGGAAGCCTTCCGCCAGCAGTTAACTTTGATGGATTGGCAACTAACCAAACAATTAAATATAGCACAACCGGTGGCGCAAATAATACTGCGGCTTGGGTAAATGGTTATATTAATTATAGTGAAATAGTTGGAACACCAAATCTTTCTACAGTAGCAACTACTGGAAGTTATAACGATTTATCAAATAAACCAAACCTAACTGATGATATAAGTGACTTAGCAGACGTTGATACTATTACTAACCCTCCAGCAACAGGACAAGTCCTTAAATGGGATGGTGCAAAATGGGCACCTGCAGATGATATTACAACAGGCGGCGGCGGATTAAATGCTGATACATTAGACGGATTTGACGGATCTTATTATCTAAATTATGGAAACTTTACAAACACACCAACATTATTTGATGGTGCATTTGGCTCACTAACAGGAACGCCAACAACTGTATCCGGTTACGGTATCACAGATGCTGTAGCAACTTCAGGAAATTATACACAAAACGGTAGTGTTACGTTTAACGACGATGCTGGTATTAAAATAGGTGGATCATCAATTCCAAAAATAGAAATTAAATCAGATGGAGCAACAGCAATTAGTAATATGGTTGCCCAACAAGACCTTCAAATAAGAATTAAACCACCTTCAGGTATTGAAACAGTAGCAATTCATGTAGATGCAGGAAATGAAAAAGTAGGAATATTTAATAACGCCCCTGGAAAAACTTTAGATGTAACTGGTGATATACAAGGTACAAATATTTACGGAGACGGATCAAACTTAACTGGTATTACATTAACACAAGTTACTACAGCTGGTTCAGAAACAACTAATAGTGTAAGTTTTGGAAACGTTTCTCCAGCGGCTGATAGTACATATAATGTAGGATCTAATACTTTAAGATGGACTAATGTTTATGCTGATAACTTACACGGCGATGGAACAAATATTACAAGTATTCCTTATGCAAATATATCAGGTGTAAGCATAGACTATACTGGTGCAACTATTACAAATAAACCAACTATACCAACAAACACTAATGATTTAACAAACGGTGCAGGATTTATATCAGGTATTACAGGCCAGAGCATTAATAATTTAGCTGATGTAAACATATCAGCTTTGGCAAACGGCGAAGTTTTAAAATGGAATAGTTCTTCTAATAATTGGGAAAATGGTACCGGCGGAACATCAATTGGTAACTTTACTTTAAGTGCAAGTGTTATTGACACAGACGACAGTTCACAAATTGTTATGACACCAAGTGTTAGAATGAGCAGTGATCTAACTGTTGACGGTAACTTATATGCTCAAACATTTACAGCTGATAGCTTTGAAAGTTCTGGTGTAGGAACTCCGCAAATTGATAGTGCAAGTTCAATTGAACTTATAGCACAAGATCAAGTTAAGATTACAAGCAGTCCGTTAAGACTAGCTAGTTTTACAACTACACAAAGAGATGCATTAACAGTTGCGAACGGTGATACAATTTACAATACTAGCACACACAAGTTCCAAGGATATGCAAACGGTGCTTGGGTCGACTTACATTAAGGAGTTATCATGAGTGAAAAAGAGTATATAGTAACTCTTAACAAAGGTGTTGACTACGCACAATTCAATCAAGAAATGATAGCTTCAACTGGTTCAGGTGATATTCCAAATAGAACTGTAGATATAGCTGATGCAAGACCGCTGTCAACAAGAAATACGCACTATGCGTTATCTGATGAAGAAGCAGTAGAATTAAGAAATGATAATAGAGTTACAGACGTACAACTTAGACCTCAAGATAGAGATGATATTGAGATTGGTCGTGATGGTTTACAAGAAGCAACTTTTACTAAACTAACTTCAGATACAGGTAACTATCGAGACTGGGGTAAAATTAGACATAGCTACCCAAATCAAGAATATTCAAGTACATCAACTAATAAAAATTTTCCATATGCTATGGACGGAACAGGAGTTGATGTTGTTATTCAAGATAGTGGTATGCAAGTAGATCACCCAGACTTTTTTGATGCAAATGGTGTTTCTAGGGTTCAACAAATAAATTGGTATACAGAAAGTGGTTTAGCAGGATCACAAAGTGCAAATCATTATAGAGACAACGACGGGCATGGAACTCATTGTGCCGGTACTGCTGTTGGAAAAGAATTTGGCTGGGCTAAAAACGCAAGTATATATTCTGTAAAAGTAGGTGGTTTAGAAGGCTCAGGAGATTCAGGAACAGGCATATCTGTTTCACAATGCTTTGATGTTATTAAAGCCTGGCATCAAAATAAACCAGTTGATCCTAAAACAGGATATAAACGACCAACTATAGTAAATGCAAGTTGGGGTTATAGTTCAACTACTGGTTCCGGTATAACAAGTATAGTTTACAGAGGAACTACTTATAGCAGTAGTAATGATAGTAGTTTTAGCAGTACTCCTAATTCGCACATGAGAGATACATACGGGTTTTATCCTTACTATGCTAACTTTGCATATAGATTACCTGTTAGAGTTACTAGTGTTGATGCAGATGTAGAAGATTGCATAGATGCAGGTGTACACATTTGTATAGCGGCTGGTAATAATAGTTTTAAAATAGATACTTCAGCAGGTCCTGATTATAATAATATTATGTTTACTTCAACTTCTAACCGATACTATCACAGAGGAAGTTCGCCTTTTGATACAAGAGCAAATATGGTTGGTGCTATGGATAGCACACCAAACAGCGGAAACGAAGAAAGAAAAGTAAGTTTTAGCTCTACTGGTCCAGGAGTAAGTATTTGGGCCGCTGGTGAAAATATAATGAGTGCATGTAGTACTACAAATAGATTTGCCGATGGAGCATACTTAGCTGGAGGTTCTGGATTCTTACAATGTAACATAAGTGGAACGTCAATGGCTTCACCACAAGTTTGTGGCATGGGTGCGTTATACTTACAAGCAGATCCTAGTTTAACTCCAGAGCAGTTAAAATCAAAAATTGAAAAAGATGCTTTAGCAATAATGAAAGACGAATCAAATAATGCAAACTACGGAGATACAACAGATATTTGTGGTGGAAATAATAGAATGATGCAAAACAGATATAATAGAATAAACCCTTATTCAAGCAATGTATATGGCTTGAGAAAAAAAGATAGGTAAATACAGTATAAGGAAGAAATATGGCTATACAAACAGTTAACATAGGAACTATTGCAAACGACGGAACAGGTGATGATCTAAGAGAAGCATTTGTAAAAGTTAATGCAAACTTCTCTGAACTTAATTCTAGAGCACCAGAAAAAACTACAGGTGCTAACTTAGGTAGTGCAGGAGAAGGCGTATTTGCACAACTAAGTGGTTCTGAAATGCAGTTTAAGAAAATTGTAGCAGGTAGTGCTGTAACACTAACTAGTGATGGAAATGGTATTACAATTAATTCATCAGCTACTGGCTTGCCACAACTTCAAGTATTTGCTGACAATAACAACGTAACACTTAATAATGCAAACACAACCCTTACTCTTGCAGGTGGTAATTTAACAACTACCAATCTAAATGGTAGTACAATTACTATTAGCAGTGAAACTTCCTTACTTACAGATCTTACTCCTAAACTAGGTGCAAACTTAGATGGAATGCAAAAAGAGATCATTAATACAAGCGATATTAAAAGTACAGTTTACGGCCTAGATATTAGGGAAATGGATGGTGTACAAAACTATTTAAAACTAGATATGGGCAATATAGATGTTAACTTCGGAAATTCTGTTAATGTACTAGACTACCTTGCTTATAACCTAGTTATCGATTTCGATGATGGCTCAGCAACTTTTACAGAATCTTCTCAACCTACAGCAGACTTGGGCGTCATTACCTAATTTAGCATATAGATAAATATGTGTATAGGAGTTTTAGAATGGCTTTTGACCCAAGCACAACCAGTATATCAAGTTTAGCAGGGAACTATCCTAGTCAAACCACTATTTCGTTACTAAATGGTGTTTTAACTGTTTCAAGCGACGGCGATCCATATCCTGCAAAAGCTGGATCAAACTTAACCAATGATGGTATTACTGCAAGACTTTTTAATAATCCTAATAACATAACAGATCAAAATATTGCTTTTAACTTTACGTATAGAGGCGGCCAAAATACAAGTTTACCACAAGACACTTCATTAGGACCAATGGGTATAGCAACAAATGGTGTTGTATTGTTTAACCCAATGGCGGCAAGTGGGCCATTACCAGGATCATCAGATCAACTTCCTCCTGGGTTTAGATGGAATGCAGTACATAACGAGGTATCCTTAGGTGTAGACTTAGCCGGAGGACATGCAGAAGACAGTGGCACATACCATTATCACAGTGGTGCTTTTATTACATATGGTTGGAATGATAATAAAGTAGTAACTGCAAATAGTTACTATAATAGTTCACACTTTAATAATGATAAATTAAGACATGCTGACGGACATAGCAAAATAATAGGTTATTGTTTTGACGGATATCCAATATATGGTCCGTGGGGATATACACAAGCATCAGATAATACTAGTGGAATATCTCAACAACTAAGCTCTTATAGAACTAAAACAAATGAAACTAGTGGAAGACAATATTCATATCAATCTAAATCTGCAGGAACATTTATTGAAGATTATGAATATTTTCTTAATGCAGGAACACTTGATGCACACAACGGAAGATATTGTGTAACTCCTGAGTATCCAAACGGAACTTATGCTTACTTTTTAACCTTTGAAGAAAACAACTTTAATACACCAAAGTATCCTTATATATTTGGACCTCAAACAAAACAAACTAGAGAAACAGGTACAATAATACCTGAGAAAAGTGAATTAGCTGACGATGTTCTTTGGACTGTAGATAGTGGGCATAGTATAGGAACTTTCCCAGAAAGCATTACACAGACTATTCCTTTACCAGTTAACTCAGTAGATAGCTTAACTCTTATTAGTGGAAACTTACCAGGTGGATTACGACTAGCTAATAATAATCAATTAGTTGGAACACCATACGAAGTAAAAA